GAACAAAGTTACAGTGGACGCCGCCGCGCCGGAAAAAGAACAGCTTCCGCTGGATGCTGACTTTAGCACGGTCATGCGCACGCCTGAAAGCTTTGCAAAATTAAGCAAGCTAATACTGCGCGACTTGAACAAGCCAAGGCGAGACGGTGTTTATTACCTCTACTCAAAGGAACAGATCGCAAGGTTCCTTAAAAATCCGGTGAAGAACCAGCGGTCTCTGCGTGACGCCGCGATATATATCTACTGCGCGAGTTCACATTTCCGCAGATTGATACAGTACTTTGTCGGATTGTCGGATTTGTCTTACGTTGTGTCTCCATATCGTATCGACACCTCCACGGCAAAACCCAAGACCGTAGGCCGGCAGTATATGAAAACACTCAATCTGCTGTCGTCCATGGATATTAAGAACCAATTTCCGAAGATACTCACGGTGTGTCTGAGAGAAGACGTATTTTATGGAACAATGTGGGTCACCAAGGACAGCGTCACAATTCAGCAGCTTCCGTCGAATTTCTGCGACATCGCAGTTATCGAGGGCAATGTACTGAACGTTTCGTTCGACTTCACATATTTTGATATACATCCCGACTATCTGGCATACTATCCGGAGGAGTTTAGGAGAAAGTACGAACTGTTCCAGAAGGATGTCACCATGAGGTATCAGGAACTGGATGCTCCGTGGTCGTTTGCGGTCAAATGCACAAACGACATTCTCAATTATGCCATCCCGCCGTTCATCGGTATATTCAGAGAGATTTTTGACCTTGATGATTATAAAGATTTGAAGCTCACCAAGACAGAGCTGGAGAATTACGCCATGCTCGTTATGCGACTGGGAGTCAACGAAGAAGGACAGTGGACAATGGACTACAATAAAGCTGTAGACTTCTATCGCAATCTGGATAATGTGCTTCCCGAGCAGGTGGGGTCGGTTCTTTCTCCGATGGACATAGAGAAAATTACATTCGACCATACTGACAAGACGGGTGACGCAGACGCTATCGCAGTCGCCGAACAGAATCTGTTTTCTGCCGCGGGTGTTTCTTCCCTGTTGTTTAACAATGTCAAGGCGAGCGCGAACGCTCTACTGCTTTCCATCAAAGCCGACCAGTCTTTGACGTACGGTATTGTCAAAAGTATCGAGGGTGTTGTCAACAGATTTATACAACACTATCCTTATGGCAAAAATTTCAAGGTTACTTTCCTCGATGTTAGCCCGTATAACCGCAAGGAGATGGGCGACCAGTATCTGAAAGCATGCTCTTACGGCATTCCCATGATTTCGTACTATGCTGCCTCACAGGGTATGATGCAGTGCGATATCGACGGCATGAACTTCCTTGAGAGCAAGGTGCTCAATTTTGACGAGCGCTTTAAACCGCTTCGTAATTCCGCCACGCTTTCCTCTGGCGAGGTAGGCGCACCCGAAAAAGATATCGGTGAACTTACAGATGCCGGAGAGATATCACGAGAGGCTGATTAACCATGAAAAGATTTGTATATGTGTTTTCTATCGCGCATAGAGACGCATTGATGGCTAAGGGTCTGGAACTCATGTACAGTGATCCCAAACAGGACTTGTACATCTTTCTTAACGAAGACCCCGATATGCTTACCGACTTGGAGTTCGACTATACTACGTCGGACACCATGATATTCTAATAGTGGCTCCAGACCCCGCCGAGCCTATCGGCGGGGCTGTTTCACAAAGGGAATTAAATAATAAAGGAGGTGTTTTGCACGAATCAAATAATGCATCTCGTATTCGATTCTTCCAATACCTCTATCTATAACGTCCAAGAAGTTAATAATTCTTTTCTGAGCGCGTCGCTTAGAGTAATGTATCTCGGCGACAATCGCAATGGAAGCAGTTTCTCGAAAGATGTCGTTATGAATGCCCTTCCCTCTTTGCGCAATGTCCCGATAGTATGCCATTGGGACCCCGAGACAAAAGAGATTGGTGGGCACGACGTCGAGCTTGTGCGCGAAGATGGTGGAGATTTTAAGCTTCGCAATCTGACAGTTCCGTGCGGCACCGTCCCCGACCATGCGGTCTTCCGCTTTGCGGTCGAACAGGATGATGCGGGCGTGGAGCACGAGTATCTGATTATCGATGGTGTTTTGCTGTGGAAACGACAGGATGTAGTTCCGTTTATCGTCAAGGATCTTGGCGGCAAGGTCGCTCACAGCATGGAAATCACCGTGACCGATGCCTTGAAGAATCCGACAAACGGTACGTATTGCGTCAAGGATTTCCAGTTCACCGCGCTTTGCCTGCTTGGTTCCGATGTGGAGCCGTGTTTCCAAGGCAGTGAGCTGAGCGTATATTCCATGGAGGCGTTCAAACGCACGATGGAGCAGATGATGGCAGATTTGAGAGAAACGTTTACTACAATCGCAACCCCGACAGGGGAAGACGATAAATACCAAAAAGAAGTTTTAACGGAAGGAGGAGAGAAAGTATTGGAAAGAAAGATGAAGTTGCTGGCTGACAACGGTCTGACTCCCGAGACTCTCGGTTTTGATATAGAATCCGTGACGTACGAGGAGCTGGAACAGCGGTTGCTTGAGTTCGACGGCGAACCCGCCGAAGAACCCGCCACTCCGCCCGCAGAGAATCCGCCCGCAGGCGAGCCTGAAGACCCGCCCGCAACAGGCACGGAGGAACCGCCTGCAGGAGAAGACCCTCCCGGCGGAGATGATCCCCCGGGCGACGACGATGACTCTGGCGACGATTCCGATGACGACGACGAAGAGGACGAGCCCGTCGTAGACGATAGCGATGAAGAGGCGCTTGCTGAGCCGTCTCGCCGACGGACTCCCGAAGAGTACGCCCTGCTTGCCGGTCAGCTCGTAGAGGGACTTATCGATGCCGTTAGTGCCGAGGAGATTGAAGTCGATGGCGATTGGCGTATGCCGCGTTACTGGTATATCGATCATAGCCTCGAGCGCAACGAAGTGTATTGTCAGGATGCTGAGGATTGGAGGCTCTATGGCTTTGAGTTCTCGGTTGACGGTGACAACGTAACCGTTGATTTTGAGTCCCGCAAACGCATGAAGTTCACCATCGTTGAGTGGGATAACGGCGAAGACAGCAATGCTGTTGACGCGGTGTTCCAGAAGGTCGCCCAGACTTATCAGAACGCTCTCACTAATATGGGGAACGAAATTAGCGTGCTCCGCAAGTTTAAGGCCGATACCGAGGAAGCGGTTGCTAACAGCAGGCGTGAGGCGGTACGCGCTCAGTTTGATGACCTTACTGGCGTGGAGGCGTTTGAAACTCTGTGCGAGCATATTTCGGAGTATTCCGCAGAGGACTTTGAAGAGAAGTGCTATGCGATACGCGGCCGCAACGCTGTGAACAGATACTCCTTCGACAAGAGCCGTCCGACCAGACTGCCCGTTGAGAAGCGTTCTCCCGAGTCGGCTGAGCCGTATGGCGGCGCGTTTATCGAATACGGGTTCTAATCCCCTTCCGGTCACACAACTGGATATTTTATTCCCACCGTCGCGTAACAGCGACGGCATTATTATGCCTAATTTAAGGAGGTAAAACAAATGGCTTATTGTGTTATCCGTACCGATCTCATGAGCGGTACTAAGCAGCCCGCCGACCTGGTGTCCATTCGTTTCTGCACTGCCGGAGAGGACGCCGACCACAACACTATTTATACTCCCGCTGCGGTCGAGAACGGCGTTATTGCTAAGCTCATTGGTTATGAAGATGGTCAGCGCGAGGTTATGACCGCTGTTGCGGCTTCCAACTCCGACGACCTGAACGAGTGCGTTATCGTCGCTGGCGTTGAGCTCATGTATGACGAGCGCAAAAAGAATCTCGACGAGTATATTAACGAGGCGGGCAAGGCTGTCCGCGGTTACATTCCCCGCAGCCGCAATCTGTTCTCCGTTACCAAGGAAGGCTTTGTCAGCCAGTCCGTTCCCGCCGTCGGCGATACTGTCGGCATCGGCACCGGTGGCAAGCTCGATAAGAGCGGCTCCGGCTTTGGCGAGTGTGTCCATATTGAGACCGCTGGCCGTTATACCTACTACACGATTCGCATCGGCAAGACCGAGCTTTCTGACTAATTAAAGAAGGAGGATGAATATAATGGCTGATATGTATGATATCGTTAAGATTGCTGTCGATGCTTACAACGGCAGTGTCGAGAAGTATTCCGTAGACCAGTCCATGGAAGTGCTTCGCAAGGCTCTCATCGATGCCAACGGCGGCAGCACTACTCTTAACTATAAAAACATTCGCGACGGTAAGTGCAACGGCCTCTTCGCTCTTATCGAAGAGATACTGAGCCGCACTGTTGTTGATGGCATCACCGACAACGATTTCTTCCGCGCCCTTGTTGATTTCCGCAACATCCCTCTCGGCGACCAGAATCTGTTCCTTGTTGAGGACGCCAATCTGTTCGCTGTTGCTGAGATTGCAGACGGCACTCAGGGTATCCGCCGTCAGAGACTCAGCGGCCTCAATGAGGTCAAGATTGACACCTCCATTAAGGCTGTCAAGATTTATGAGGAGCTCAGCCGCGTCCTCGCCGGTCGCGTTGACTTCAATTATTTCATCGCGAAGGTCGCAGAGTCCTTCCGTCAGAAGCTCTACAATGACATTTATGCTCTGTGGAGCAACGCTACCGCTGCCGATTTCGGCGGTTCCGTCTACTTCCCCGCTGCTGGCGCATATGATGAAGACGCCATGCTCGAACTGATTGCCCATGTTGAAGCGGCTGCCGGCGGCAAGCCCGCTACCATCATCGGCACCAAGAAGGGCATCCGCAATCTTGCTCCGTCTATCCAGTGCAACAGCTCCAAGGAAGACCTCTACAAGATGGGCTACTATGGCAACTACTTTGGCAGCCCGGTTCTTGTTCTTCCGCAGCGCCACGAGTTCGGCACCACCAACTTTGTGTATGATGACAACATCATCACCATCATTGCTGGCGACGACCATCCGATTAAGGTTGTTTACGAGGGCGATCCGCTTGTTATTATGGGCGACCCGCTCCTCAATGGCGACCTCACTCAGGAGTATGCTTATCTCGAGAAGTACGGCATCGGCATCGTCCTCGCGGGCGGCAACGCTGGCATTGGCCGTTACGAGATTTCCAGCAACGGCTAATTTGATTAAATAATTACGAGCGGGGTCTATCCCCGCTCGTAGGACGAAAGGGAGATATAACTATGGCAGAAGAAACTACCACTACTACCAAAAAGACGACGAAATCCACCGGATCTACTCGGTCCACATCTAGAACGAAATCTACCGCCACCGCACCGGCAGCGGAGCCCAAGACTGAGGCGCCTATCGTCCCCAAGGATATAGACGTGCACGACACCGTTACAGTACGCAACGGGTTCCAGGGCAAACTCATCTACAAGAGTCCCCGCTCGGGCGAGAGGTATGTGTGGGAATCGTTCGGCGATGAACAGGAAATGGAGCTTGCTGAGCTTAAGAACGCTCGTAATTCGAGCCGCGCCTTTTTTGAAAAGAACTGGTTTATGTTCGACGAGGCGTGGATTCCGGATTATCTCGGCGTGGCTAGGTATTACAAGTACGCCCTTAAGATTGAGGACTTCGACAAGTTGTTCGATAAAAGCGTCGCGGAGCTTGAGAAGATCCTTGCCACTATGTCCGACGGACAGAAGAAGTCTGTGGCGTACCGTGCGCGCAAGCTTATTGCTGACGGGACTCTCGATTCGCGCAAGATGATTGCGGCGCTCGAGAAGCAGCTTGGAGTTGAGTTGGTGGAAAAATAAGGGGGTATACACATGAGCATCCCCTACGATGCGTTTGATGAAGCATTTCTCGCGAAGGTGACCGAATACGACTTTATCAACATGTTTGATGCAGACCGCGAAAACATCGTCGACGGTTACATGAAACGCGCAATTTCCGAATTCAATAAAATTTGCAAGTACGATTTGTCAAACGGCGACGACACCACTCGCAGTTTCGATGTTGATATTCCAGACGACGAACTGTATGAAATAATCAATATTGTTTCTGAGGGCATGGTGATGCAGTGGATGCGGCAGTACCTGTACAGGGCAGATAATCTTGAGAATGTTCTGAACACCCCCGACTTCTACGCCTACTCCCCCGCCGAGTTGCTCTATCGTATTACTAATGCGTATCAGACTTCGAGGAAGAACTATATTC